GGTGAAAACTACATCGGTCTTATCGAAGAGATGTCTTTCATCAACCGTACCCCAACCGATAAGCGATTCTCCGGCTACGGAGGCTTACTCCTAATAACTATCCGGAGTGTTTAATGACAGCGCAAGACTATGCAACTATAGCCGTAGCAGTATGCACAATCATTGGTGGCTTTGCCACCGCAGTGCGCTGGTTAGTTAAGCATTACCTCAATGAACTTAAACCCAATTCTGGCAGCAGTCTCAAAGACTCTGTCATTAGGTTAGAACAAAAAGTAGAAATCCTATATCAGATAATGATTAAAGAAGGAAAGAGATGAGTGATGAAACCTGTTGTAAAGAGAGCAACACCTGCTGCAATAGCAGTCCTACGCCAGGCCACAGCGATAGCACCCTTTCGTATGAAAGCATCAGATGGACTCCTGCCATCAAAAGCGCATTTACAACAGAGTCCCAACTCTGACCACAACACAGGCTACGCAGCAGACCTAACACACGACAAGTTAGGTGGCATTGATTGCTACCTGATATTTCAGAAGCTACAAGATGACCCACGTGTGAGCTACTTAATCTTTCAAGGAAAGATCTGGTCAAAAGAAAAGGGACTACGCGAGTACACAGGTTCCAACAAACACACCAAGCATCTTCATATCTCTATTAAAGAAGGATATGGAAATGATAGATCTCCTTGGTTCCCTTGGTTGGGTAAACCAAAGAAGATAAATAAAGTAAAGGCTGCAGTAAAACCTCTACCCAAGAAGAAGGAAAATAAATGAAACTAAAGATAACTAAGAAGCACAAGGCAATTGCTAAGTCATACATCCGTGCTGTGCTAGGTGCTGCTGTTGCTATGGGCATCACACTGCTAACAGATCTATCACCAGAGTATGCAGTCCTAGTTGGTGCTATTGCTGCTCCTGCAATTAAGTGGGCAGACAAGACAGAAACAGAGTTCGGAAGAGTATTAGAAGAAGTTTAATCTTTATCTAATAAGCGCGAGGCAACATAGAGGCTCCATCCCTTCGGGGATGGGGCTTCTTTTTTTATGCCGTTTTACTCTGCGTCAACTGAGCAGGGTACGGTAACCAAGTTGCCACAAGAAACACAGGTAGCATCAAGGAAGTACCAAACTATCTCGTAGTCTTCAAAGGCGCACATAACGTTAAAGACCTGAGACCCACACGGACACACGTGAATCGGTCCAAGCTGTCTTAAATCGCTCCCAAAAGGCTCAGGAAGGGTATCGTGGCTGCGTCTGAAGAACTGCAGGGTGAGTAGACGGAGCAGGCGGTTGTCTGTACCATACCTACCAGTGCGCCCCTTTAGGGCGCCCACCTGTTTAATTCGCCTCACGGCTCATATTGTAACGACAGCTAGTGTGTCAGCCTGAGCGACACGCCGTTAGGTGTTATGATATATCTATGACAACTATCGTAGGTATACAAGGACTTGACTATGCACTGCTCGTTGCAGACTCGCAGATAACAGAAGATAATCTCGTGACCTTAGCTGTATCTACACCGAAGATTGTTTCGGTCGGTAAGTTTCTTCTCGGTATCTCAGGTGATACACGACCAGGTGACATACTTTCCTACAACTGGAAGCCACCCACATATCGTGGTGATGATCCTGTGCAGTTTATGGGAAAGAAAGTTATACCCAGTTTAATCACAGCCTTTAATGACAACAACTACGACTTCAATAAGGTGGACAAAGATGGCGGTTTTGATTACATCCTTGCTTTTAACGGTAACATCTTTCGTGTTGCTTGTGATCTCTCTTTTTTCCAAGCAGATAACGGAGCGTATGGCATTGGTAGCGGTGGGCAGTTTGCTCTTGGCTACCTTACTTCAGTTATCAAACCTGATATTGAACTAGCCTACGCAAAGCGACACGCCCGTAAGGCCGTTGAGATTGCTTCGGTTCTTGACGCCAATACAGGTAAGCCTTTACAGTTGGTGGTACAAGAACGGTTCTAGGAGGAGCTATGGAGATGACACTTAAATATGCTTTGAATGAAGCATTAGAAACCGGCAGGCTTAGTGCTATGCCAGAGTTTCTTGAGAAAGAATTAAAAGAAAAACTTAGACAACATATAGAACAACGTGCAACTGTTTACTACGGTGTATTAGAACGCAAGGAAGTTGCATCTACTAGCTGTCCTGTATGCAAAGAGGATTTTCCAAACTATGAGTATACACGTGGGATGCTTACAGCATTTAGTCAGATGATGGATATGTTAAATGGTAACTGATCCTAAGGATTTACTACTTACTGCACTGCGTGCAGGAGATGCAAAACGTTCACGATCTACACAGGTACAGATAGGTCCATCAGAAGTAGGTGGCTGTCGCCGTAAGGTTTGGTACAGACTTAACAACCAACCTGAAACAAATGATAACGAATTAAAACTTGCTGCAATTATGGGTACTGCCATACACGCAGAGATTGAAAGAGCGTTACAAGATAACAAAGATGTAATGATTGAAACTGCTGTTGAATACAACGGAATGAAAGCACACATTGACTGCTTTGTGCCAGGCACTGGTGATGTGATTGACTGGAAGACAAGTAAGGTGCGTAACCTTTCTTACTTCCCATCAACACAGCAACGGTGGCAGGTGCAGCTGTATGGCTATCTCCTAGCTAAGAACGGCTATGCGGTCAACCGAGTATCTCTAGTGGCAATCGCTAGAGATGGTGACGAACGGGACGTCAAGGTTCACACTGAGAACTATGACGAAGCCATCGCTCTTGAAGCACTCGGTTGGCTAGCGGCTGTTAAAGAAGCAAAGGAAGTACCAGCACCCGAGAAGGATGCAAGTTACTGTCAGCACTACTGCAAGTTCTATGACGCAAGTGGGCAGATGGGATGCGTTGGTCTAAAAAAAGAACTTACGTCAGTCAGTGAAGTAATCATTGCTGATGCAGATGTTGACAAGAACGCACTGTTGTACTTACAGTTATCACAGCAAATAAAAGAGTTAGAAGCAAGACAGGATTCTTTGAAGGCATCCTTTGAAGGAGTACTGGGTACGACTACGTCAGGCGTAGAAGTAAGTTGGACAACCGTTAAAGGGCGAGAGTCAGTTGACGGTGCTGAGGTAGAAAAACTATTAGGGTTTGTCCCTAAGAAGGTAGGAGCTGAAAGCCAGCGACTATCAATTAAACTAGGAGGTAAGTAAATGGCTACAGAAGGAACAAAGTTTCAAGTTAATTACAAATTAAATGATGGAACTCTTATCAATCTTTATGCAAAAGATGTCAAGGATTTAGAGACTGGTCTTTCAGATCTTGGAATGGTTGCATCTTTAATCCGTTCAACAGGCAGTGACTTACACGGTTCGGCACCAGCACCAGCACTAACAGTTGCTGCAGTAGCAGATGCTTTTAATGCAACGCCAGTACAAGCACCAGCACCTACAAGTAACAACGCTTGTCGTCACGGAGTGATGGCATACCGTGAAGGTGTGAACGCTTCAGGTAAACCTTGGAAGGGTTATATGTGTCCAGCACCTAAGGGTGCAACAGATAAGTGCGAGCCTATCTGGGTTCGTTAGTAAGTGAGGCGACCAGAGGAATTTGAGTCGCCAAGTTGTGCATCAGTAGGTGGAGATTTCTGGTTTCCTGATAAAGAAAATAATGAACAGCAGATGCGTCTTGATAGTAAGTTCGCTAAGTCTGTTTGTGCTGGATGTTTTCATAAAGTTGAATGCGCCGAGTGGGGCATTGCTAGAGAACGTCACGGTATTTGGGGCGGTCTTGTAGAAAGAGATCGTAGAATTATCCGCAATCAAAGAGGAATAAGATTAAACCAGGAGGGTAACGTTGCTTAATTTATCCCGTGCTTGGGGTGGTGTGCTTACCAAAGCCACACCATTACCTGATGTATGGGATGGGTTAGCAGCTAAGCAGATTAAGTTTAGACGTGGTCAAGTATGTATGGTTGCAGCAGCACCTAATGCTGGTAAGTCAATGTTCGCATTGATCTATGCAATCAAAGCTAAAGTACCTACGCTTTTCTTTTCTGCTGATACTGATACTACTACCGTGATGATGAGAGTAGCTGCTCATACATCAGGTCACTCACAGGGAACTGTTGAGGCAAACTTGGCTTCTGATAGTCATTACTATGACCACCTGTTTCAAAAGACAGAACACATCAAGTGGGTCTTTGACTCTTCACCTTCGATAGATGATCTTGAATTAGAGATAAGGGCTTACGTAGAACTCTACGGTGAGGCACCTGAACTAATCATCATAGATAATCTAATGAACGTGGCAGCAGAGACAGACAATGAATGGTCAGGACTGCGTGCAATTATGATGGAGTTGCACGATATGGCACGAAAGACTGAGGCTTGTGTGTTAGTACTGCATCACGTCTCTGAGCAATCAGAGTATGGATCACCTAGTAAGCCACCGGCAAGACGTGCTATTCACGGTAAGGTCAGTCAATTACCTGCACTGATACTTACTTTGGGCTATGATCCAAACCAAGCAACACTTGCTGTTGCTGCGGTTAAGAATAGATTTGGACCACACACAGCAGATGCTTCCGATTATGCAACGTTGCTAGTAAACTATGCAGCCTGCCATATCGGAGATCAGGATGAGTTTGGTTGGATGTTAAGAAGAGATGCTATAGCTGGATATCAAGGGAGGATTAACGTTGGCTAACACAGAGATGCAGTATGTGAAGAACCGCATACAGAAATTAGAGAAAGACTTTGCTGCCTTTGCTTCCTTGCTTATACAGGCTGGGATAGTAGAAGTTAAAGAAGAGGATGGCGTTCAAGTCTATGCAGTTAATAAAGTAAAGCTAGATGAGCAGCCCAAAGTATAACAAAGCCAAAGGCGCTGCCTTTGAGATTGATGTAATGAAATGGTTTCGTGGTCTTGGTGTGTTTGCAGAACGGTTACGGCTAGCAGGCAAAGACGACGAAGGGGATCTAGTGTGCGTGGTATCGGGGAAGACATACGTACTAGAACTCAAGAACACTGCAAAGCTCAGCCTGCCTGAGTTTTGGAGGCAAGCGCAAGTTGAGGCGCTTAACTATGCTAAGGCAAGGAATCTTGGGGAAGTGCCTTTGTCTTATGTTGTAGTTAAGCGTCGCAATGCGAGCATCGAAGATGCTTGGGTAATACAAAACTTAAATCAATGGTTAAAGGAGAAACAATAATGCCAACACCACAAGGTGATATCACAAGCACAGAGACCTGGACAGTACCAGTAATAGAAGAAGTAGTTGAGGTAGAAGAAGTAGTTGAAGTTTCAACTATCGAAGAGGTTGAAGATGATCTGCCAGAACTGTCTTAAAGGTGGAGAAGAGAACACATTAACCCACTACAAGCGTGCCACTAAATGGCACGATAAGTGCGACTATAAAGGATGCGTATGTCAACACAAGACTGGGCCAGGTCACACAAGGGCAAGCGTATTGAAGCAAGATCAATCCCAATAGAACCTATCATTAGTTTCTTTGGCGGTGAGGTTCGTGGTGGTAGCGGTGAGATAAGAGTCCGGTGCTTGATGCACAATGACTCACATAGATCTGCTTCAATGAACGTTGAAACAAACCTTTACTATTGTCAGACCTGTGGTAAAGGGGGCAATGCAGTTAACATAGTCTGCATACTAGAGAATTTGGAGTTCGTAGATGGCATCAAACGTGCAGTCGAAATTGCTACTGGAAGCGGCGCAGCGATACGCACAGGAAATAAGTCCAGAGGTGCTAGACGTGCTAGCCGCACGTGGGATATCTGAATTAGTCGCAGCTAAGTTTCAATTAGGTACAGTCACTGGGCCAATGAATGGTCACGAGATGCATACGGGTTGGCTGTCTATCCCATACATCACTGCCTCAGGGTCCTGTGTAGGCTTTAAGTTTCGCAGGATAGATGATGGCAAGCCTAAGTATGGTAGCCCGACAGGGCAGAAGGCACACCTGTATAACGTATGCGATATAACAATTGACTCACCACATATCGTGGTCTGTGAAGGTGAACTAGATGCTGTCATTACTAGCGGAGTGCTGGGTATACCAGCCGTTGGTGTGCCAGGTGTTGCTGCTTGGAAGCCACACTTTCATAAACTCTTTGGTGGCTACGACAGTATCTATGTTGTAGGAGATAACGATATTAAAGAGGATGGCTCTAACCCAGGAGCTGAGTTTGCTAAGCGTGTTGCTAACGAGTTAATGAACTCAGTCATAGTAACATTGCCTCCAGGTATGGACATCAATGACTACTACCTAGCACACGGGGCAGATGCCACACGTGCTTTGCTAGTAGGTGAGAAGGGTGAGTAAAGACGAATGGATCATAACGATACAGACTTTGCAGCATATGGGCTTTCAAATCTTAGAGACCAATTTGGAAACAGAGACAATACTCTTGCGCCCTATACCGACAAGGTAAATGATGCTTTCATTGCTGATGTATGGCGCATTATGGACCAGGCTGGCAACTTACTGGTGCGTAAGCACCACGACTACGGCCCAAAGAACATTGCTCACTCACCAGGTGGACCACTTAATGGTTTGCGTGTACGTATGTGGGACAAGATAGCACGCATCAACAACTTACTTGACTCAGGTGTTAAGCCTAGTAATGAATCACTACGTGATAGCTTCTTAGATCTACTGAACTATTCAGCCATTGCAATGATGGTACTAGATGGCGTATGGCCTGAGGTCGAAGAACCTGATTGTGACTGAGATACATCCTATTGTCTATAACTTAGTGCCTGCGGTGGCAACAACTATTCACCGTCGGTATAAAAACTATGTCGAAAAAGATGACATCAAACAGGAGTGTATGGCTTGGGCTGTTACTCGTACTGCATACATCACTGAACAAATGATGGAGCCTAACGAGGAAAAGCGTATGCATAATGAATCTCGTATTGCCTATCAGATGAGACGTGTAGCAGAACGCTACGCTCGAAAAGAAAAGGCAGCAAAGTCCGGGTATCAAACCTCCGATGAGGTTTACTATGAGTCTGCAAAGTTAGGTCAGTTACTACCCTTTGTTATTGCATCAGTGGTAGATGGCACAGTATTAGAACAAGTACAACAGATGATCCAGGATGGACAA